GGTGGTGCGACCGAGCGCCCAATTCTGATAGGCCGACATCAGCGAGGTGCCGGCGCGCTGACCGCCGAGCTCCTGCATGGCGTGCGACATGACGAAAAAGAAGCTCTCGTTGTCCAGTTGCTTGGCCGCCACCCCGCCGGTCTTGAGCATCTGCAGGAAGCTGCGCGCGTCCACGAGGCCGCCGGTGGCGATCTGCGCCTTGGTGATGAGGTTGAGCAGCTCGCGCATCTTCTCGGGCGACTGCAGGCCTCCGCGCAGCTCCACGTCCTTGAGCGCGGCCATGAACATGCCCTCGCCGGCTTCGTGCTTGCCCTCGCCGAGCAGCGAGTTGGTGACCAGCCGCATCTTCGCGAGCTCGGGCACGATCTCCTTGGCGTGCTCGAAGTCGCCCAGCACGGTGACCGCCTCGCGCATGAGCTTCATGTTGTCGCGCGCCGAGGAGCCGATCACGTTCATGCCCTTGGCGAACTTCTCGGCCTGCTGCGTGATCACATCGCCCAAGCCCAGCGCGCGGAACTTCGCGACCTCTTTCTGAAACTCGAGCGCCTCCTCGAGCGGCGCGGAGAGCAGCCCCAGGGCGCCGGCGCCCATGCCGGCCACGGCCCCGCCCACCAGCATCGTCTTGCGCAAGCCCTGCAGCTTTTTCTCGAGCTCGCTTACGCTGTTCTTCACCCCGTCGACGTGCCCCTGCATCGCGCGAAACTGCCCGGCGAGCATGGTCAGCACGCCGGTCACTTCGTTGACGACGGACAGCCGAACGGCTACGTGGTACGCATCGAACATGCTAGAGTTTCCGATCCGGCATCAACCCGGTTTCGTTTATGCGACTGTTTGTAAGGATTCACGAGGCGCTCGCCGATCGGCTCACCTGGGTGCAGTACCCTGCCCCGACGAGCTCGGTGCGAGCCCGCCGCCGCGACGCCATGCCGATGCACCGGCGGGTGCTCTATGCGCTCTTCGCCGTCCTGGCGATTCTCGCCGGCGCGATCGCCGGCGGCTTCGGCCTGCTGGTGCTGTGGTCGGCGCTCTCGGTGGCGCTGCGCTAACGCCCGATCGTCATGTTGTAGCCGAGGCTGTGATGTACCTGCATCGGCTCGCTCGAGCTGTAGGCCCCGCCGAGCGCCTTGCCGGCCACCTGGGCCGAGATGAAGGCGGTGACGAAGGCGGTACCGACGGCGCGCTCGATGCGCTCTTTGTTGTGCACCACGGCTGGCCCGAGCACCGGGCGCGGTGGCATCTTCACCGTGCCGAACTCATGAAACACCATCTTCGGATCGGTCGATCCGATGGCCGCCTCCAGCCCTTCGACCTGATAGCCGATGCTCTCGCGCATCTCGCCGGTGCGCAGCAGCGGCGCGTTGGGCTCATAGCCTAAGCGCGCCTTCTCCGCTTCGGTGCTGTCGGCGAGCTCGGCCCATTCCGGAAAGGGCCCGACCTCGGGTTGATAGAAGCCGATCTCATCGCGCGCGGTGTCGCGCACCTTCTTGGCGACCTTCTCGAGCGCCTTGGACAAGTGCCGCTTCTGCAGCTCCAGGCTCACCATCATGATCACCGAGAGCTCGCCCAGATCCTTTAGGCTCTTCTCTGCCTGGGCGAGCTTGGCGAGCTCGGCCTCGAGCACCGCGTGCTCGCCTATCTCGATCAGGCGCTCGAGATCGTGCAGACCGTCGGGCATGGGTCACTTCTCCTTGAGGCGCATGGTGCGCCAATCGAATTCATGCCCCTCCATTTCAGAGAACGCGATCGCCCAGGCTGTGCGGGTCGTCTCGTCGACGCTGAAGGCCACGTCAAACGGGATGCCGTTTTTGCACAGCCACAGGCATTCGCGCACCGAGCCGGAGGTTGCTACTTTCGGATCTGGGCCTTTTCCTTGTCCGGATCGGGCGAGGCGCCGAAGGTCTCGAGCACCGCACGCGAGACCGCGGCGATGCCCTCCTCGTCGAGCCGCTGAATCAGCGCCTCAAGCTCGCGCTTGGAGCTCGGCTGATGCACCGGGTCATCATCGATCGCGACCACGTAGATCAGCGGCAGCGCCATCGCGGTGTAAACCTTGTTCTCCGCGGTGTCGCCGAGCACCTCGATCAGCCGGAACTGCGCGAGCACCGGCGGCTTGCGCAGCGTGATCACGCGCCCGAGCGGGTCGGTGACCATGGTCTCCTTGACGGCGGCCTTGACCACGGTCTCGCTCGGGGTTTCGTGCACCTTGAGGTTCGCTCCCATCACGCCACCTTGAAGCGGCGGCGCGCCATGAAGCCGATGCGCTGCTTGACCGAATTCTCGCCGCGCCAGTCGCCGGCATCATCCAGGCGCAGCACGACATCGGTGTAGCGGTACTGCGAGACCGAGCCGTCGACCTCGGTGATGGTCTCGGTGATCGTCATGCCGGGCGTGTTGAGGCCCGAGTAGTAGTCGGATTCGAGCTGCGAGAACAGATCGTCGACGACGCTGTCCTGGCGCTCGAGGTCGAAGGATCCCGACCAGCCATCGTAGAAGACCAGATGGCGCGTGCTGCCGTCGAGTCCCTTGACGCGCACGTCGGTGGTGTCCTGCTTGCGCGTGAAGCCGGTGATCAGGTTGAGCCGGATCGGGCCGGTCGGACCGTTGACGTCGAGCGTGATGTCTCGCCCTACAGAAAAACCATTCAAAGGCATGGCCTGGACTCCAAGAGACGAAGAGGCCGCGCGAGCGCGGCCGGTTTAGGACGAATGGATGCGACTGCTTACTGATTCGGCGCCGTGGTGAGGCGGTTGACCTGGACCGATTGGCCCCCTTCCACATTGATCACGAACTTCTCGATGATGGACAGATACACGACCTGCACGTCGCACTGCATGTAACCCAGCGCCACGCGCGATGCCGGGTTGTTGCTGTCATCGAGCACGACCGAGAAGGGCACCGAGCCGTTGGCCTGACCGATGAGGCCCTGCTGCCAGAGCGCGTTGAGGAACGATTCGATCGTCGATTTGGCCTGCCGGCGCGTGTCCTTGCTCTGCAGCAGCCCGATGAAGCGACCCATGCCGCCGTTCAAGGTGTATGCCAGATAGTTGGTCATCCTGGTGTAGTTGTCGCCGTTGACCACCGGATCCGAGCTCGAGTTGTGGCCGAAGCGCGCGCCGAAGTAGTTGCCGCCGGGTGAGGGATTGGCGATCACGTCGATGCCGGCTGCGCCCAGCACGCCGAGCTCAGCATCCGAGTAGGTCAGGCTGTTGGCCGAGCGCTGCGTGCCCACGATGCCGAAGAGCTGCTTGTTCAGGCTCGACTGATTGGGCGCGAGGTTGGCGAGCAGGCCGGCGATGTAGCCCTGCGGCGAGATGAGCCGCTGCTGCCCGTTGACCGTGTCCTTGAAGTAACACCAGTCGCCGAAGAGCAGCTTGGCGGCATACGAATCGATGCCAGCGGCCGCCTTGGCGCTCACCGCATTGCTGATGGTGTCGCCGGCCGGGCCGGTCATGATCATGTAGATGCCCTCGGACAGACCGAAGGCCGCCTGCGCGCTCCAGGCGGTCGAGTCGTCGCAGTCGGCCAGCATGCCGATCGAGGCGCCGGTGCCGCGCAGCCCATACATGCCGGTTCGCGGCGTGGTGTCCGATCCGAGCAGGGTGATCGCCGAGACCGAGGCCGCGCCGTCGGTGCCCCCGCCGAGCGTGTAGGTGGTCAGGGTCGGCGCCGCGGTGCCGGCGCCGGCGGTGGCGATCACCATCTCGGAGGGCCCGCGCAGGCCCGATTGCCCCAGGTTGATCGCGTTGGCGATGTTGATCCACAGCGCATTGCCGCTGCCGCCGATGTTGTCGAAGACCTCGGAGACGCGCCCGGGCATGAGCACGGTGACCTTGTACGTGGGCGAGCTCGGCGTGCTGTTGCGACCGGCCGAGAGCTGCACCTGAATGGTGTTGCCCAGCGATCCGGTGTAGCGCGAGGAGACCGTCAGGCAGTTGGTCTGCATGGTGAAGGTGGCCGCCAGATCCGAGCCGTCGGTCACGCGAACGCAGCGGAAGTTGTTCGCGCCCTGCAGCACCGCGGCGGCCACCGCCGTGCCCAGATCGAACTTGCGCGCCTGGATCGGCCCGAAGAGCTGTGCAAACTGTTCCATGCTGCCGATGATGGCGGGAGCATTCACCGGGCCCCAGGCGGCCGAGCCGACGACCCCGACGATGTTCGTCGGGATGCCGTTTAGCAGCTTGACCTGTGGGGGCACAATCTGCACGTAGACGTTCGGAACGATGAGCGCAGTCGTATTCACTGCCCCTTGCTGGATAACAGGCATGTCAGAGACCTCGCGGCGTTAGATGATGACAGTGGTGATTGGTGTGGCGGACGTCGCGCCGTCGCGGCGACCGCTAACGTTGATCTGCTCGATGACGATCTGGGCGTCGCTGCGAACCGCGGTAGTGGCGTATTCCACGGTGTAGAGAAGATCGCGCCGGTAGACGTTTTCCTTCTGCGCGTCATCGAGCACCGGGCTGCCCTTATAGATCAGGCGCGCGAGGCTCTGATCGGGCAGCACGAAGCGCTCTAGTCCGGCGAGGTAGACATCGAGCGCCCCGGCCACGCCGGAGCGCAGCGCCGGGGTGTTGGCCCACACGCTGAGCTGAAATAGGCGCTCCTGGCGACGCACTTCCTTGATGCTTTGCCCGACCGCGCCCACGCGCGCCTGTATCTGATGCGCGCTTGGGCCCAGCGTGATGCTCGCGCCCGATGCCTTGGTGCCGGGAATGTCATTGTCGATCTCGCCGAGCAGTGCATTGCACACGCGCGTCAGATCGTCGCCGGCCTGGGCGGCGTAGAGGTAGGCATTGCCGTTGACGATGACCGCGAAGTTGAGCGGCGGCACGACCGAGCCGGCGAAGGTCACGGTGCTGCCCGCCACGATTGCCGAGGCGCTCGGCATCGGGTTGCTGAGCTCCTGCCACTGCGTCGGGAAGCGCGTGGTGTTGCGCTCCTCGGGCCTCGTGAAGATCGAGACGTGCACCTTGCCGGCGGCAAGATCCCGATCGAGCGTTGCCGGATCCGGCCAGCCCGGATAGATGATCACCGGCGCCCCGGCCACCGGCGAGGGCTGCGTGAACGTGCGCACGCCATCGGGATAGAGCGCGGCCTGCGCGAGCTGCGCGAGCGCGCTCTGCACGTCGGATAGATCAGCCATTAGCGTTGCGTCGCGAAGGATTGATAGGTCTGCACCGACAGCAGCGTCTGCTCGACCCAGGCCTCGCACCCCACGCCGCTGGCCGGGAATGAGTTGTTGGTGATCACGAGCTGCCCGTTCGAGTTGACCGTCATGGTCGGCTTGCCGAAACCCGTGCCATTGTTGATCGTCCAGGCATCGAGCTCGACCCATCGGCCAGAGCCGCCGAAGCCCTCGGAATAGGCGATGCCGGTCACGCGCACCTCATAGTTGGCCGCGTGAAAGCGCAGCGTCACGCGCGCCCCGCCGCCCGGGATCGAGATGGTCGTGTTCGCGCCGGTGGTGAGCCCGGTGATCGCGGCGCCATACGGTTCGAGCCATGCCTCGATCTTGCCGTTGGCAGCGCCGGCTTCAGGCCCGAGCGCCTGCACCCACTTGCACGGGAAGAAATTCCCGAACTTGACCCCTGCGATCGTCGCCACCGATGCGCCGGCCGCGTACACCGTCACATTCGAGTCGGTGAGCACGACCTGCCCGGCGCCCTGCTCGGTGCCCAGGCTGCAGCGGCGAAGCCGCACGGGCAGCGCGCCCGATGCGCCCGTGAAGACGTATTGCGGCTGATCGAGGTTGAGGCCGCAGAAGATCTCCCCGTCAATGACCGCGTTGTAGAGCAGCGCATTGGCCTCCATGCGAAACGCGCTCGATGCCGCGGCAGCGGCGCCCGGGCCGTCGACCAGATTCATCCACAGGCCGCGGATCTCGGTTCCGTGAAAACTCTGATTGGTGTTGCCCGTCTGTACGCGGAAGCGAAAGCCATAGCGCGAGGGCTTGTGCACTTGGCAGTCGATAAACTTGTTCCATTCCGAGAAGCCGGTCTCGTTGTAGAGCTCAAAGCCATCGCGGCAGCCGGCCACCTTGACGCGCTCGACCATGAACCCGCATTGGTCGTCGATCTGAATGGCCTCGGTGTTGCCATTGCCCACGAACTTGACGTCGCGGATCGCCCCGGGCG